CGAACCAGAGCAGAAATGCTTGCAACCCACTTGTAGGCTTTCTTATCAGCTTCTGCTTGCTGCTTAAATGCCTGCCCGATTGCATCAATGTTTGCCTTGCTGAAATCAACATACTTTTCTTCCATCTTGTACTCACCTCGCATCTTTTCGAGGTCAGTCTGAAGGCTAAACATCTTCAGTTCGTGCGATCGTTCATCTTTACGGTCAAGCCACTTGAGTACTTCGGGAGCCAGTCGGAACAGACCCCCGAAGATACTGCCTAGTAGCCCTCCACCGAGGACTTCAAACATTATTGTTCTCCAAATGCTTGTGAAATACTAGGAACAACAAAAGCACTTCTAAAGGCTCTGCGTGTAGGATCATCCATTCCTGCAACCATAGCTTTTACAAGCTCATTCATTTTAGCAGGAGGAATCTGCTTGGTCATAAACTCTGCCATTTCAGCAGGATTCAACATAAGAGTTGTAATCTTACGGTTGAATTCAGCCTTATTGCCTCGTTGTAAGGCATCTAAAGCTTCATTCATAACTGTTACAGATCGCAACAAAAGACCAGGAGCCTTGGCTTGATCCTGAACTTCAGGAGCCTGTCCAGCACCTTTAGACCGTTCAGCAGCCCTTGATGCCCTGATTAAATCAGCACGAACAGAGTTGATTGTAGACATTTCTGCCGGAGTCATCAGTTGATTAAGTCGCTGATAACGAGGAATGTCAGTACCTGCTCGTGTAATTGTCCTTACAGCATTGTCAACAGCAGAAACAAAGTTACCAGCACTTTCAGCATTCAAGGTTGTCTTAAGGCTATCTGCAAGTTCCTGACCAACACGCATTCTATCAACCTTTCGGCTGTATCCTGCATAAGTGTCTAGATACTTGCTCCACAAACCATCAGAAGACCGATCAAAAGCTGCATCAATAAACTTCTTGATATTTCCAGCTACTTCTGCTTCTTGTTTCTGAAGACCGCCCTGCAAAGGTGCCTTACCTACTTTATTCAAAGCAGCTACAATGTCACGATTAAGTTCTTTACGAACATTCTCGTACATATCCCGACTGCTTACAATGCCATTCGCATCTGCCTTGGAACGAATCTTTTCGGCAGTATCCTTAAGAATCTGCTTGACAACATCGTTAGAAGTCCCTCGGGAAGCCCTTTCCATCTGATCAATCAAGTCCTGAGCACGCAAAGGATAAAATCCATTTTGTTCTAGACTATCTTTTTGGAGTTGTTTTAACTGAACTTCTGAGCGTCTTTGTGCCGCAACATCTTTGTAAGCTCCTGCTCGTTTCTGTGCTTCTTCAGCAATATCTCCAGCCGTTAACCAGCCAGGACGACCAGTAGCCGCAGTCGCTGCTTGTCGAGTAGCTGCCAGATTAACAGCACCAGATGTTTGTTCAGCGGCAGCAATGCTATTAAACTTGTCTGAGATTTCTCGTTCAAGTTTACCAATAATATCGCCAGCAATATCCGTCTGCTTTAAGGCATCTTCACGCATCCTTGCAGTTTCACGATCCCTGCGAGTAAGTAGTGCTTTCCTTTGCTCAGGAGTTCCTGCAATCTGTGTAACTGCTTTTTCACGGGCTGCTTGCTGTTCTGCTTCACGAACTGCAAAAGCCGACAACGGACCCTCGAACTGTCCTTTTACCTTTTGTTGCAGTGCAATAAGTTCCGCAGCAGAAGGAATATCAGCCAATGCTTCAGCGGCTGTGGGTCGAGAACCAGTTACAAGTTCTTTTGAATCTTGCAGAGCCTTGATAACAGCATCACGCTCAGGACCAGCAAGTTGATTCAAGTATTCTTGTACTGCTCTTTCTTTTCCCTTACCAGTCAATCCACGAGTAGCCGTGGATAACTTGTCAATAGCTTTTACACCTACTTCAAAAGAAGCGCCTAAAACACCACCAACAGCAGCTTGTAAAGCCTTCGTACTCGCAAAATCACCACCAGTCATGGATTCTGCTTGCTCAACTGGCTGTAATAAGCCCTGCTGAGCGCCAACGGCTGTTGCAGTTGCTACAGGACGGCCTTGGAAACCTGCTACCAGCCTGTTAAAAGGCGATAAAACAGCACCAGTAAAGCCTGCAATATCCACGCCCTCTGGTCGAGTTGCTTGAGAAACAACATCAATAGCTCGGTTGATAGCCGGAACTTGTCCTCCGGTGATTAACTGAGCAGCGCCTAGTGCCGGATCAATTAAAGCACCACGAAGCAACCGAGCAGGCATGCTCTTTAAAGCTTCTTCTGTAATGATCTGGCTTGTAGGACGATCCCAAGGATTAGCAGGAGCTGGAGCAGTTGGCTGAGTAGAAGGTTGAGCAGGGGCTTGGACCGGCCCTCCAAAATCCTCTTCCTTCGCAAGACCACCCGCAATAGCTCTTTCTTTTATGTCTTCTTTCGTAGCATTTTCAGGTACATTTTTAATAACAACACCATTCGGCAGTCTTACATCCATTTTTAATTTCCTTTACGGGAAGGTAAAGAGTTCCAATCAGCGGTTGAAGGATTAGCAGCGCCGGGAACAGGTAGTCCACGATACTCTAAGTAAGTCCTAGAACCTTGCTGTTGACGCTGTAGTTCTTCAGTAACCCGCCGGATAGATGTGGTAACACCTTCGGCTGTCGTAAAATCAAGCGTTCCCGAGAACTGTTCCCATGCTCTCTTAGCGTCACCTTCAGTCTGAACACCTTTAGAAGCTAAAAGATAAGCATTCCGAGCACGGTTTAAGTATGATTTAACATCTGACTGTATCCGGCCTGCTTCCGTGTCTTTACCAACACCTGCACTTAACAAGCTAACACCACGGGAGACAAGACCAAATACTTCCTTCTTCGGCTGACCTTCCGGTGCAATTTTATTTAACAGTGATGCACCTTCATCAATAATAGCTTGATTACCAGAAATAGCTGCTGCTTGGGCTGCTGCTTTATCGTCAGGGGCTTTATTAGAATCTTTAAGGCCAGCAATAGCATACTGAGTATCGATCCTAGCCTGGGCAATTAACTGCTGTGTTTGCCTGCCTAAAGCAGCAATCATTTCACGAGAAGCATTGTTTTGCTGAGCCAACAACATATTGTTTTGACCTTGCTGAGCAATCTGCTCAAGACGCTGTTGTCCTTGCAGTGTAAGCTGGTCAATACGAGCCTGTCGTTGCTGTTGTGCCTGTACTCCACGCTCAAGGGCAGTCAGTGCAGTTTCTGGTTTAGCAAACTTACGATATACCGCAAGCATTTGAGCTTCTGTTGCATCTTCTGGAAGTTTAGCAAGTTCTTCCTCAAGCCTCTTACGCCTGCCTTCTTCTTCCTCAAGTCTTGCTGCTTCTGCCTGCGCTTTCTTTGATTTAGCCCTAGTTTCACCAAGCTGTTCTTGACGAAGCATTGCTTGTTGAGCTTGTGCAGCAGCAGCCTGAGCACCTTGGATATTCCCAGCCCGTTGTAAAGCCTGGGCATACTGCATCAAGCCTTCAGCAGTGGTCGTATCAAACTGCTGTGCCATAGCACGCATCTGAGAAGCCTGCTCAAGCATCGGGTCTTTAGCGCCCAAGGCACGGCCAATACCCGTGATGCCCTGATAAATACCAGCAGCCATCCGTTGCTGTGGATTCATGTTGGCAAATTCCATAGCACGCCGTTCATCAATCTGTGCTTGAGCTTGCTCAGGCGACAGACCCATGTTTAACAGGCCAAGGTAAGGATTATTCATAAGTCCGTCAGCCATTATTAACCTCCAAAGAGTGACTTAATCAGCTTAGCCACGGGATCAGCCAAGGCACCGACAACAGCCGTATTGCGATTAGCAGTGAATTGGTTTGCACCAGTCTGTCCTGCCAGCGTTGCTTGTGCAGCAGCAGTATTTCCACCACCCAACTGAGCACCTAAGCTCAGAGGCTGCATACCTTGTTGTTCAACAGCACCGGCTTGCTGGAATCCAGTGCTAAACGGTGCCAGAGCAGCCTGTTGTGCGCCATAGCCACCTTGTTGCAGGTTCAGAGCACCACCCAGCAGACCTTGACCGAAGGTTACTTGCTGTTGTCCTGCCTGCTGTGCCTGAGCAGCCAACTGAGCATTACGCTGTTGCTGTGCATTGAAGAAGGCTTCCATAGCAGGGTTAGCAGCCCGTAAGCCAGGAGCACCCATAGGAGTCTCTCCTGTAGCACCCATAGCAAGGCCAGTAGTGCCAGTACGGAACAGACGATTTTGAAGCTGTGCTAAGGCACGCTCATCTGACGGAGCAAGCAGTTCCTGCTGCTGAGCCATGAAGCGTTGTGCAGCAGCCTGCGGAGACTCTGCAACATACTGCTGTCCTAAGCCAAACAAGCCTTGAGCAGCTTGGTTGACTTGGTTCTGCATAGCCTGCTGCTGCTGTGCCTGTTGCAGCGCACCGCCGGAGATGCCCAGCAGTGCCTCACGCATAGCAGCCACATCAGGAGCAACCTGATAGCCAGCACCAATAAGACGACCATCAGGGCCATACTGGAACCCACTACGACCAAAACGAGTGGTGACACCTACAGGACGGAACTGTGCCTGCTGTGCAGCCATTTGTCCTGCTTGCTGAGCAGCATTAGCAGCCTGATTGGAAGCATAGATGTTACCAGCAGTACCAATAAGGCCACTTAAAAGACCAGTGTAATCAATACCACCAGCAGGAGTGCCACCGGCAGCATTAAAGCCTGCCACAAGGGGATTAGTACTTGTCTGAGGAACCAATGAGAAATTAGTAGCCATTAGTATGTACCTCCGTCAATAGTACCAGAGAAGGTTCCAGACAGGGTTAGATTAGCCATCGTGGTTGTTCCCGTATGAGTTCCGTTGTTAGCATCAGGCTTAGAAGTAATTGCGGAAGCAATGTTATTGTATTCCGTATCAATCTCAGTACCCTTGATGATCTTCGATGGATTACCGGATACAAGCCCGTCTTTAACAGCAAAATTAGTCGTTTTCGTATAGTTTGACACGCTTACCTCGT